TGTTACATGAGGATCCATCTTTAGAAAGAGAATCTAAACTAAAACCAGTTTTATCATTAGTTGATAGAGTTAGGATATTAAGTTCACTTAAACAGGTAGAAGCCGTATTTCCATATAAAACAGAAGCTGATTTGTTAGAAATATTAAAAAATCTTAATCCAGCTATTCGTTTCCTCGGCGATGATTATATTGGCAAATCATTTACCGGTGATGATTTAGATATTCCTTTACATTTCTTGGATAGAAGTCATGGATGGTCTACAACTAAGTATAAACAATTAATAACAAAATCAGTAAATGAAATATAGTGTAGTAGTAACATTTAGCATCGAAGGTTTCCACAATTGGCCCGATGCAAAGGATATCTTTCCAGAAGTTGGATTCTTATCAGATAGACACAGACATATGTTTGGATTCCGTTGTTATGCAAATGTAACGCATACCGATCGTGATGAAGAGTTTATTATGTTAAACAGAAAGATACAAAAAGGATTGCGAATTGGATTTTCTGGATCTGAGACCAATGTATTAGAATTTGGATCTATGAGTTGTGAAATGATTGGTGAATGGTTATTAGAATCATTTCCATCACTTTATAAAGTTGAAGTTTGGGAAGATTTTGAAAATGGTGCTGTTATCGAAAGATAGGTTGGATCATTGAATGTTATTTTATATTATAGGTTATGAAGAAAGTCTTTTATTTTGGTTTAGAACCACTTAAAGCCCGTTATACTTATCAATTAAGTAAAGAGTGGATGCCAGCAACCTTTGCACCATATGTAGATGCAGGTAAATTAGAATTTATTGATATCGAAGGCGAATTCGATCCAGATCAACAAATTAAATTTGGTGCTGTATTAGATGCTGTTGGTCGAGGTAAATTTGCTATGTCACAATGTAGCAATTTCCTGGATATGATCAATACGGATCAGGTTAAGAATGGTGATGTTATCTTTTTACAAGATTATTGGCATCCGGGCATTGAATCTATATTGTATGCGTTAGACCTATATGGTATTGAAGTTAATATGTATGCAATGCTACATGCACAAAGTGTAGATGAATATGATTTTACTTGGCCAATGAGAACATGGATGCGTCCTTATGAATTAGGTTTAGATAGAAGAATGTCGGGTATATTTGTAGGTTCTACTATTCATCGCGATCAATTAAGATCTGCCGGATTCGAAGCTCCGATACATGTACTATCATTGCCATTGCATAAAGAAATGCTATTAAACACATTACCCGGATTTGATATTACAGCTCCACGTGAAAATAAAATAGTATTTTCTAGTAGATTGGATAAAGAAAAAAATCCATTCTTTATGTTGGCTGTAGCAGAAAAGTTTTTAAATGAATATGAAGATTGGACTTGGAATGTAACTACATCGGGTAAATCATTTAAATCTATGGTACCAGGCGTAATTGAGGCAATGGAAGCGTTAGCAATTAAACAACCTCGTTTTAAATTGTTATCTAATTTAACTAAAGAAGAATATTACACTGAATTAGCAACATCGAAGATACAATTCAATTGTTCATTACAAGATTATGTATCATGGACTGTATTAGAATCAGTTGCATATGGTTGCGATGTTATATTTCCTAATTTTAGGTCATTTCCTGAATTCATTCCAGAACATAAGCTCTATATGCCATTTGATGTTAACTCAGCATATGATGCACTAAAAACTAATGTAATGTGGAGTAGTAATGATGTGAAACATAAGCAGTTATATAATTTCCCGGAGTTAGCTGATTTAGGTCGACGAATGGAAGGTTATATTGTAGCAAATGATATAACGCAGGAATTGAATGTTTGGCACGAAAAAGAATATTGTGAATATTTACTAACAAATGAAAATAAATAAATGAGTAATAAGAAAGACACAAGTCATTACAAAGATTTCTTTTATATTCCATCTTTATCAGCAGGATCTATGGTTTCTGCATTTAAAAAGGATACGAAGTTCTCTGATGGGACTACAATGCGATTCTTCGCAAAAGAATACCCAGAAAAATGGCGTCATAACAAATTCCTTGTAACTGCTGGCCATCATTATAAAAAAATGGACTTTAGACAGCAATTGGGCTTAGATGATGAAACATTTGTATTTGGTGATTCGGGAGGATTCCAGATCGCGACAGGTGCACTTAAATGGGATGGTACTGGGATACTTAGGGAAAAGATCTTTCATTGGTTAGAAGCAAATTCAGATGTAGCTGCTAATTTAGATATACCACCTCGTGTTACTTTTGAGAACAGATTCCAGGATTCAATGGATATTAGTTTTGACAACTTTAAGTATTTTGAAAAGCACCAAAGTGGTAAAACTAAATTCTTAAATGTAATACAAGGTACATTCAATGAAGAATATAGTACTTGGTATCACAAGTTTAAGGATTTTGACTTTAATGGTTGGTGTATTGGTGGTCCTAAGAAATTAGTTGATTTTATGTATGTTATTGCATTAATGTTGCAAGAACGAGAATTTGAGAAACAGCATATTCAATACATTCACTTATTGGGTATATCTAAAATATCAGATTTCTTTATTCTGTCAACAATACAGAAATTGTTAAATGAATTAACAGATGGTCGTGTTCAATTAATGACAGATTCATCTTCTCCAGGTCAATATCCGGTATTTGGTACATATTTGCATTCAACTAATTATAAGACACAAACCTTTACGGAATTGTATTTTCCAAAGAATGCTGAGTATAGAAGAAAGACACATATTGCTAAAAATAAAGGATCTGTTGAAATAGATAAAACAAATTTAGTACCATGTAGTTTAGATTGCCCAGCATGTAAAGATTTTACATATGAATACCTAGGGGGACAGACAGCTAGTGGGTTAGATCGTTATTCACAGGAAGGTATGCCTAGAATGGTTGTTCATAATACACATTTATATTGCGAAGCAGTTAAAGATATTAATAAATTGGTTAATAATCACGTAGAGTTACTAGAAACAGCTATACCGACTGAATTATTCAATGTTATATTATCATTACACGAAATGTTTGCAGATCCTGAAAAGGCAATGCATGTATACGCAACATATGTTAAAACATATAAAAAATATGGTGGTGATAGTATATCAACTACCGATGCAAACAAATTCAATGAATTCTTTAAATTTTAATTAGTTATAGTATGGAAAAAAGTAAATTAGTAAGTTTTATAAATCGTTATTACTTAGCAGGAAATTGTGAAGCGGTTACATTAAAAGAAAATGAAACTGGTGTTGGTTGTGAGTTAATTGATAGCGATCAAACAGTTGTAGGTAAAATCCAATGGAAAACTACTCCATTTATGAAAGGTTCGTTAGGAATCAATCATACAGGCGCGTTAATTAAAATGTTATCCGCAGTTGGTGAAAGTATCGATATCCAAGTACAAGATGTTGCCGGTAAGAATTATGCAATGAAGATTACGGAGAATTCTACAAAGTTAACCTTCATGTTAGCAGATACAACCGTTATTCCTGCAGTACCAACTATTAATTCAGAACCTGATTATAAAGTATCAATTGATGTGAATGAGGAGTTTATTAATAAATTTATTAAAGCTAAAAACGCATTACCAGATGCAAAGAATTTTGCAGTAACAATTAAAGGTGGTGTTATTAAATTTATTATTAATTATACTACTATTAATGCTGATAATATTTCATTTGAAATGGGTAGTACGACATCTGCTGATATGGAACCGGTTTGTTTCTCAGCAGATAAATTAAAAGAAGTATTAACTGCAAATAAAGGCGATGTTGGTCAATTACACATATCATCAGATGGTTTAGCTAGAATTGATTTTACTGGTGCAGACTTCGACTCAAAATATTGGTTAGTAATGCTTCAAAACTAAGATATAATGGAAGTAAAGATAAAAAAATTACATCCCGACGCAACTATCCCGGCTTATTCAAAGTCGGGAGATGCTGGAATGGATATGGTAGCAACTAGTGCACAAATTTCAGAAGATGGTTTATACATCGAATATGGTACTGGATTAGCAATTGAAATACCAGACGGATATGTAGGATTATTATTTGCTAGATCATCAATCTCAAAAACGCCATTGGTTTTAGCTAATCATGTTGGCGTAGTTGATAGCGGATATAGAGGTGAGATTAAATTCAGATTTAAGGATTTATTAATGAGCCAAAATGAAAATGGTGAACTATTCGGATCTGAGTTAACATATGAAGTTGGAAATAAAATTGGACAAATAATGATATTACCATATCCGCAAATTGAGTTTGTAGAGTCAGAAGAATTGTCTGATACTAGTAGGGGCGAAGGCGGATTTGGATCAACGGGAAAATAATATTGAAAAAATTTAAAGCTAAACTTAAATGGTGTTTGATTAAACATGTTATTATTCCAAGTTTAATAACAGATGATCAATTAACACCTACGCAAACTAAAATATTTAAACTATATTATGATTTAGATAAAGGTGATAGTGGTGCTGATTGGCGAACACGAAAATTAGTTTCATACTTATTATATCGTGCGTTACCTATATACATATTAGTATCATTAATGGGCAAATCGGTACAAGTAAAAACAAAAGTTGATTTATTAAATTTAAAGACAATTATTGGTAATGATTTTTATAAAAACTATTTTATGAAAAATATTGATTCAACTTGGATTAGAGAACAATGGTATACTAAAAATAAATTACCAATAATTGCAAGAATTAACAATGAAAATTACGTTGTTGATGGAAATCATCGTTTAGCACAACAAATAATACAAAACAAAATACAATACAATTATATAGAAGTAACCGGAGGCTGGTTAACATTATACTTAAAATATCGTATTGGAATTTAAAAAATAAAATTATGTACGGACAACAAGAAAACACATTATGGACGGAAGCATTTCGTCCTAACACATTAGAAGGATATATTGGTAATGAACATATCATCGAAAAAGTTAAAATATTTATTGCCAATGGCGATGTGCCGCATCTATTATTTTACGGCTCGGCAGGAACCGGTAAAACTACATTGGCAAAGATTATTGCAAATAGCGTCGATGCTGATCTAATGTATATTAATG